CAACCTCAGTTGTGACGGACGACACGCCAGACACACCGAACGTGTTGCCGCTCCACCATTCGCCTTCGTCGGCTGTTTGCAAAAGATCAATACCAACGTGAAGGTTTGTCAGCTGGTTGCCCTCAATGAGGTAGCTGCGCGACTTCGTGACCTTGATACCTGTGCCTTCACGGGGCAGCGTTGTCTTGCTGCCCAACAACTTGCAATTGCTGATTTCGACGTTGTTGGGATAGTAGGCCCCGTCGCCGACCGAGATCAGCGGAAACGCTGTGTTCCATGCTGTGGTGCCAAGCGCCGTTGTCACGCTTGATCCGCGCAAGTGAGCGCCTGTTACAGTGACCTCCAGACCTTCCTCAATCGCCATCGCCTCCTCAATGCAGCTTTCAGCATGGTGGTTAAGGATCTTGATCTGTTGGTTCGCGCCTGAATTTGGAAACCCGCCGCGCCCCATCACAATGCCTTTGCGCAATGCGTTGGTGCGGGCAAAGCCAATTTGAACGTTGGTGTTCGCGTCCAACAGAATGCCGCGCAGGTCATTGACAGATGGAAGGACCGTTGGGGTTTCAACGTCGATAGACGGAATGGTCAACTGACCGCAGGCATAGAGAATGACGCCATAGCCGACTGTCTGCGTGGTGTTCGTAAACAGGTCCATAGCCGTCTTACACAGCGGACCAGGGAACACACGGACACGCTCGACGCCGGAGCTGACTTCCGCACTCCAGAGCGCAAAGCCGCCATTGACGAAGCTGATATCGCGCAACGTGATGGTGCCAGAGGCCAAGCCATCTCCGCCAAAGGCCAGCGGATGGCCGACGCTTAGAAACGCATTTGACAGCTGGCACCAGCGCCGGGACGTGCCTGCAAGCGCCAGACCTTGGACCGGCCCGCCCGTTGTCGTGTCGCCACGGGTCCAGTTGCCACGAGCATTGGCCCATAGAATGCGGTTGCCGCAGTTGATCGGGTTTTCACCCGGCACGATCATGCCAAGCGCTCTGTCCTCGATACAGGCGTTAATCCATGTCTGGACGCGCTCACCTTGATCATCTGTGGCGTGATCACGAATGCCAAAGCTCTTAGTGCGGTGAACCCCGTCGACCGGGCGCAAATATCGCCCGATGTTGGCCGGCGCTGCCAGCACGCGAAAACCATCAACTGTTTCGGTTGAGGCCGCATCGTACAGAAACACGCCGCCACCGCCATCACCTGCAACGCTGATGTCTCGAAGATAAACCATATCAGAAGCGTTGGGCATGGCGACGATGTCAGCAGGCAGATTGACCGGGCGCATCGTTCGCGGCCATAGAGGCAAGTCAGCGGGAGCTAGCATCACGAGATCAGTGGCAGCCTCAACGTCAGCTTTAACCGCAAAGCGCGCCTGACCAACGTTTGCCTCTGTCGCTGGCACAACCGGCTCGGGCAAGCCTAAAATGGTTTTCTGAGCCGCAACGTTAGCCGCAAGCAGCATGTCGCGGCCAGCTTGGGTGCTGTCCAAAATCTCTGCAACTTGAACGCCGTTGGTTAAGCTTTCGGGCAAACCCAACAGCGCTCGCTGCGCCACCACATCCGTCGCAAGCAACAGTGCTTCGCCTACGGGCGTAATATCGGTCAAATCTGCAACTTGCACCCCATTCGTGATGTCTTCTGGAATGCTGAGCAAGGCGCGCTGCGCCACCGCATCCGCTGCAAGCAACATATTGCGGCCTGCAACGGTACTATCCGCGATGTCGTTGACCTGCACCATGCCACCGTTTTGAGTGACGGCAGATGTGGAAAAGAGCGTTGAAGCTGAAACCGTGGTCATCAATGGCCTTGCTGGTCAGTAGTTACATCATGCCTTGCGGCATTGGCGGGCCATCTTGCGGGGGTGGTGCCATATCACCAGCTCCACCGCCGCCGCCCGCGATCTCGGTTAGGATCTGCATCGCGGTTTGCATGTCGAGTTGACCCGATGACATCGCTTGACCGATCTCCATCAGTGCGCTTCCAAGCGCCTGCGCTGGATCACCGCCATCTTGCGGTGGAGCGCCTTCCTGTGGCATTGGCGCGCCGCCTTGAGGTGGCATTCCACCTCCTCCGCCCATCATTTGCTGGGCAATCATATCTTTCGGGTCCATTGATGCTCTCACTGTTTAAGGTCTGTTGATTTACACCATCATCCCAGAAATACGCGGGCGTAGCGGGCGACCTGATTTACCGGGCCAACCGTCGCCACTGCCTTGCATGTCGATTTTTCCGTAACCTTCCGAGCCCTTTAGCCGGTCATAAATCATCCGCTGAAACGCGCGGAACTCCTCGGTGTATTGATTGCCGTCACGGTATTGCATGCGCCAGATAGCACCAAGCGTGATAAGCTCAGCATCCCACAACGGCACGTCGCGATCCGTGGTCAGTTGTGACTTGATCCGACCCTTGCCCCATATCTGGGCTGTCGTGTTCCCTGGCGTCATCGTGTATTGCGGTGACTTTGCCATATCAGCTGTAATCGTCACGATGGCTGCATCAACCAACGGCGGCGCAATCGTGAGCCCGTCTCGGGTCGTGAACTTTGATCCGTGACTTGACCAAGTGCCGATGTCCGGCACCAGCTCAATGAAGTCGCCAGCGCCAAGAATTGGAAACTCAACACGATGGCCTTGCTTGACCATGTATCGATGGTTGGCTTCTAGCGTCATGCCGTCAATTGTTGGTGTCGAGATGTCGAGCCATCCGCCAATGACAGGCCGAAACTCATAGTCCGTGACCTTCGTGACGCTAACCCAATCGCGGTGATCGACCGGAGAAAAATTGACGATGTTGGACCCGTCGCCCGAGGTAAACGAGGCAGACAGATTACGCCACTCACCGCCTTGGGGGACCAGCTCAAGGCTTCCAGCAAGCCCCATTGTTCGGGGTAACACGACAGTATGCCCAGCCTGCACGATGTAGCGCTTACCGGGCTCCAGTGTCATGCCGTTAGTAGTTTTGATCACGTCCCACGGCTGAGCAGGTTCGGTCGCAATCGCACTTGAAATATAGCTGTAGCCTAGCGTTTGACCAGCAGTTGCAGATGGATAGATGAGAATGTCACCGCCTTGTCTGATCCAACGCGGCGGAAACCCTGACGTACCAAACAAGCGAGCCTGCTTCCAGTCTGCATCGCTGTCAGCCATGCGCAGCGGAAGCTTTGAACCCGCATCAATGATCGTGCCATCGATAAAGCGGAGAAAATCAACCGGGATTGCGCCCGGTTGTCTTTCGCCTGCCACCGTCAAGAATGTGTGCTCACGCTTTGACTGTTGCCAGCTGTGCGTAGCAAGCAAATAGTGGCACGTCGCCTCGATGGCTCTGCGCAGACGGCGCGCCGTGGTGTCGCCTTCCTCGTGACCAGGTGGGCCGTAAAGGCTCACCGGCCAGTCAAGGCTGATGTCATCCGCAACGTTCCGAGCGATATCGAGGACGGACGCCATGGATTAGGCCGCGTCTGCGCTTACGGCCTCAGGCGTTGGCTCGGCAATGCGGGGCGGTCGACCACGGCGCTTTGGAGCGTCCTCGCCAATCGCCTCGTCAGCCTTCTGCTCAATCAACTGCTCCAGCAATGCCGTCAGCTTGTTGATCTTGTCCTCTTGGCCTTTGATGCGGGCTTCATAGTCGCCAATTACCGCGCCAGCATTGGCCGTCGCCTTGCTGTCGATGTACGCGCGCGCCATCTCACGCATACGGGTCGGGTTAAGGCCCTGGGGAAGCTGGTGCAGCTTGCTCTCACGTGCATCACGAAGCTGTTGCACTGAGTGGATGCCATTGGCTTCAAGGCAGGCCACGACCGGCTCTGGCAATGCGCCCCACTGGCGTAAGGGCTGGTGATCGTGCGGCATGGTGCCAGCGGTGTTGTCGGCGGCCTGCTTCATCTGCGCAAGCAGGGTTTCGCGACGGGCTTTAAGAATGTTGGTCGCCAAGTGATCAGGGTCGTCGTTTTCGCCAACGTCCATGATGGCTTCAAGCCGTTCGTCGATCTCACATTGGCCAGAGACGGATTCGGTTTTGTAGCGGAGCCACATCTCGGTAACGGGTTCGCCTTCGATCATAACGAGCGATCCGTCTTTGTTTTTCAGCGGCGCAGTCCAGTGCTTTAGGTAGCGCACGGCGCTGTCGACGGGCGAATAGGTCTGGCCTGGGGCCAAGCGTGCAAGTACGTCGGTGTTGCCCATAGCGCGGGCGGCGGTCATCATGTCCATGTATCGGGTCTCGTATTCCAAAGGTCGGGACGGGGCGGCTGGATTGCCGCCCCGCTACGCTTAGGATCAGTACAGCTCGGCGGTCTGCTTCACCCAGCCGTATTCATCGACGGCAAAGGCGGCATAGGCTTTGTGCGTTGCGCCAGCGCCAATGGTGCCAGTGGCAGCGGTGAAAGCGCAGTCAGCGGGCGTGACCGGCGTGACAGCCGCCATCGGCAAGCCGTAGGCTGGCGGCGCAACCGGCGTCAGCGCGATGGCTGCCGTGGCCTTGCCGTAAACCCACACCGTGCCGTCAGCACCGATGCCGCCGTTGCCGGGACGGAACTGAGCCGCTTTGGAACGATCATAGGGCGAAAACCCCAAGATCGTGGTTGGAAAGCTCGCCTGCTCCAGCGCGAGTTCCGAAAACTGGTATGCACCAGATGCTTCTGCCATGTGTTTTCTCCTTTTTCTCGATCACGTGCCGATGAAGGCGTGGCAACGGCGCTTCTTGGTGATCATGCCACCCATCCAGGTGGCCATCATGATCAGAGCGTCTTGGTTGATCGGACGCTGGCCCTTGTCGAAGGTCCATTTAGCTTCCGGGTGCTCCACCATGTCGATATGCTTAGTGCACAGGAAGTAGGTGCGGTTCGCGCCGGACAGGAACTGCGAGTTCACGTCCCAAGCGACGGTCATGCCGCCCTTGTAGGCGAGCGTGTCAAAGCTCATCGCGGCCTTCGACTTGTTCATGTAGCCGTTGGACGGGCCGACGTTGTAGCGCGTCTTGTCGTTGATCCAAGCTTCAAGCAGCGTGTAGTGCGCGATCGATGCAATGGCGAGATCAGCGGTATCCGTGCCGTCCGAGGTCTTTTTGTAGGCTTCGGAGTAAGCCGCTTCCAACTGCTCTTTCGTCGGTGAAGCACCAAGACCAACAACCTGATTGCGCCAACGCGGATACAGCGTTGCGTCGATACCGCCGTAAACACCAGCGCCACCTGGCTGAATGAAGCTTGAGATGCCGGCGATGCTTTCATACAGCGAGCCGTCGCCGTAGATTTCCACAGCCATACGGTTCGCTGCTGTATCGCGGGCGTTGTCGAGCTTGGTTTCAACGAAGTCGATCAACTCGTGATCGCCCATGTTGATGTTGATCTCGCGACCCGAGGCCACAACAAACATGGCCTTCTGAGACCAGCCCGTCTTGGCGTTCTGGAGAATGTTCGATGCGCCGACGTTAAGCGCCTGCAAGCCGACGTAGTTCTGAACGGTCTGGTTTTCATTCAGGACAACGGCGCGTTCGATTGTGGTGCCGCCCTTTTGGTCGGTCTTTACCTGCTTTTTGTCCTGCAAGAAATTGAGCAGGATGTTGTGCTCGACCACCGACGACGTGGGATCGCGCTTCAGTTTGCCGTTCTGCGTTGCAACAGCGACTTCTGCGAACTCATCAAGAGTTGCCATGGGGTGATGTCCTTATATTAAATGGCGTATGCCGAGCGGGATTGTGCATTCCGTTCGCGAGCGCGTTTAAGTGCTGCGAGTTGAGAAGCGCGCCCATCGTCGGCGGCTGGTGCGGCTCCGGCCGCATTACTCGGGGCGTTCAGCCGTGCCGCATCGCGTGCGGCACTAAGTGCGCCATTGGATTGAGCAGCTTTGGCTGCTTGCTCCTGAGCCTGCTTGGCACGAACGGCCTGTTGCAGGGTCTCATTGTTTGCCAGCGCGAGCTTGTAGGCGTGCTCTAGCTGGGCTTTGGGATTGCCTGCGAATTTTCCGCTTTTCGCAACAATCGGATTGTAGATTTCAGCGATATCAACCGCCAGATCATCCCAATATTCGAGGCCTTTGGTCCACGAATCGATATCAGATCGGGTCTTGGTCAACTGCTGTGTGTACTGGTACTTCTCTTTTTGCTTCTCTTCATCCTGGAGCGACTGCCACCAGCTTTGGAGTTCGGCACGTTCGGCTTGACGCAAACGCTCGGCATCTGCGAGCTGGCGTCTCAGCACGTTGATCTCGGTAGCCGCCGTTTCCAGCCTGGGATCGGGCGGGAGTTGGCTTGGGTCGAGATCCATTGCATAAGAGGCGAGGTTAACCCCGTAGTCTTCTGCAAGCTTTGCTATAGTTGCACGTGGATCTGTATGCAACTTTTTTGCGGTTTTCATCAAGCCATCAAATGCGGCGTCGGCAGTTAAGCCCCACGATTTCAACGTGTCTGTGTGTTTTGAGACAGCTTGAGTAAGGGGTTTGTAGGTCTCAAGCGCCCGCTGGAGGTTTGCCTTTTCTCGGCCGACTTGAGTGAACGTGTGCGAAACTTGCCGTTCGTGATTGTGCAGGTATTCCTGCAAAGCGGGGTCAATCTTCTCCCAATGCGCTTTGACTTCCTTGGTCCACGACTTCGGGGCCTCGAATTTCTTTGGTGACGCGTCGGCGGCGGCTTTCTCTTTATCAATCTCGGGACCGCCGTTATGGCCGATCTTGGCGAACTTGCCTGTTGCCGGGTCTTTGACAGGTGCTTTGGGGTCAGGCTTGGCGTCCGCTGCTGGCTTCTGATCTGGCGTGCCGATCGTTGGCTTAACCGGCGTACCATCGCGCGCCGCCTTGGCCTCACGAAGCTTCGCAAGCGCTGCGATCTGGCGCTGCTTGGTGTCGACTTCAGCGGCTTTCTGGTCTGCTTCCGCCTTTTGTTCCGGCGTAACGACAACCGTTTCTTTCTGCACTACAGGCGTTTCAATCTTGGCTGGTTCAGAGGTTGTCTGAGACACAGCTTCCGGCGCTGCGGAGTTATCCGCAACTTGCGAGGTCTGGTCGAGCATGTGGGGTCAGTCCTGCTTGCTGCTACGCTTGAGCACTTTGTCTTTCGCCGCTTTGAGCTGCGGTTTCATGCGGTCTTCAATCGCGCGCGACGTCGCGTCGAAACCGGCCTTTTCGGCGACCTTAGTCATCTTGGACTTCATCCAAGACTGCCACTTGTCGCACTTGGCATTGTAGACGCCTGGGGGCGCATCCTTGAGCTTGCCCGAGCGTTCATAGGGGATCATATCGTGGCGGTGCTCAAGGTCTTTCAGCTTCGACCGTGACGATACGTAATATTCCTTGCCGTCCGAGGTCCAGGCAACGTGCGCCGGGATATCGCCCATCACGTGAAAGCGCTTATTCGGGTCGAACGGCTTTGGCGGATCGACCTCGCCCGTGGCCTTGTTGATGCACTTGCCGTCGCGGAAGACGTAGGTTGAGATCACTGCGGGAAGCCCCCATTCATAGGCCGTTGCGACGCCTTGAACTTCGCTTGCTGCATCTGGCCTTGCTGCTTGTTCGTGTCGGACTGAATGCCAAGCTGAGCTTGGAGCTTCGCCAGCGCCGCGTCTCTCTGCATCTGCTGGTCAGCGTTAGCGTTGTCGATCTCAGACTGTTGCGCGCTGATCTCGACTTGCGCCGCGTCGGCTTGAGATTGAGCTTGGATCTTAGCCAGATCGCCTTGGCTCTTGGCCTGGATCTGCTGTGTCTTGGCTTGCTGCATGCCCTGTTCGTGCTGGCGCTGCTTATCGTTCTCTTGCGCCTCAGCCTGCATTGCAGCGGGGTCTTGCTGCGGCTGGTTGTCAAGGATTGGCGGAGCCTTGGCCGCTTCAATGATTTCCCAGATGGCGTCTTCACCCATCTTCCCAAGGCGGAACTTGCTAAGCTGCGAAGCGAGCAACTTGAACCATCCCTCACGGGTTTCAGGCATGACCTGAATAACCGCGATGGCACCCTGTGCCCAAGTTGCCGTTGCAGTAATGAGCTGGTTGAATTGGTCCATGTCTTTCGACACGTCGGCGCGAATGGTGCTGTCCGTTTCAATGTCGATGACAAGCTTGCGAGCGGGGCTCTTGATGACCGCTTGCACAGCGTCTTCCTCTTGCTTCTTAGCCGCCATTGCCATCTGTTGCGCTTCGGCCTGCATCATCTGCGGAGACGGCGGCTGCATCCCGCCCTGCATGGCCTGCTGATACTTGGCCTGGACCTGTTGCATTGCGGCGTTGATGTCATCGTCAGTCGGCTCAAACGACATTGACGAAATGTCTTTCAGCCAGGCCCACGGGCTCATATTGGCCCGGACCTCCAACATCATGCGAATGATGTCACGGGCGACACGTGCGCCCTCAGATTGGAACTTGCGGACGCGCATTGATCCGGCTTTGGCTTCAAGCTCTACCTGTCCCAGTGTCTTCTGGTCGCTGGCGTCACCACGCATAACCTCGGCCACGCCGGTTGCCTGCCAAATCTCGGCAACGACCTTGTCAACAGAGAAGAACAGCTGCTCCAGCACCTTGGCATTCTGCTCAATGGGCCAGAACAGAACCGCGTCCGTCAGCCCTTTCTTGCCTGTTGATGCGTCAAACGCCTCACCTGTCTCAGCAGGAATGAACTCGCCATCCATGCACTCACGAAGCTTTTGAAAGTCGGGCGCGGCCTTGGCGTCATAGAGACCACGGATACGCATGTCCTTGGTGATCTCGGTAATCCGCCAAGTCAGGCGCTCATAGCGGTCAAACAGGCTTTTATGGATCGCATAGGGGACCATGGGCCGAATGCGATCTTGGCGGTTGACCGGGCGCAGAGCGTGCACGATCGGGAAAAACCCTTCAAGCCGCAGTGGATCGTTCATGGACTTGACGACAGGCTCTTGCTCTTTGTCTGTCAGCCACGTGACGGTGCGACCGCCGAACTTGTCCCAAATCTCAAAAATCTTGGCCGTATCGAAGATGCCCGTGTCTTCGCCGTCTGGCTCCGATTGATCCGTCTCGACACGCTTGCGATAAGCCTTATCGGTATTGCCGTAGCTGATGCTTTCCGCGACGTCTTCGCCGGCCAGCGCAACGACCTCCTCATGCGTCATATCGTGTTCAAAGGCGATCCATGGGCACTTTTCAAACGTGCGGCACGGTCCAAAAATGATGCGGTCCCACGGCACGACTTCCGGGTAAACCTTGTCGCGCGTGATGATGCTGCGCGTAATCGGCTCGCCCGTTTCTGGATTTGTCAGTGGATTGCCGTCACTGTCAGTGACGGGCTCATCCTTAAACGTCGGCTCCCATCGAACGCGCGGAATGCCCTCACCAACGATCAACGCCTTGCGAACAAGGTCATACATCACGTCATCGAAGCGGCACATATCCAGATCGTAGGATGCAATGCGCTCGGACATATCGCAGGCGATCTTGGCAATGCGGTCCTCCTCATCGTGACGAACACGAATGTCAGGAACCGGCGTGCTGTTGTAGATCGAGGGAACAACGGTCTCGACGTTGGCATGCAACAGGTTTGCACCCGTGATCTGCGTGCCTTCGATTTCGCCGTTCTCATAGGCGGCAAGCGCCATGCTAGCCTGCTTGCGCCATTCCTCTTGGCGCGTGTCAGACTTCGCGGCCTTGATCTTTTTGCGCCAAAGAGACGACTTTGACGATCCAGCCTCAATGGCTGTTTGTTCGTCTCGGACACTGGCGTCTTTGCCGGCGTAAGTGGAGTGGTTCAAATGCGTTCCATCTTCTTAGCTCTAACCCGAGCCTCAACGATTTCTTTGACAGTCAGGTTCAGGTTGATCGTGCCGTCTAGGTTCGCTTCGTAAACGGGACGGTCGGTTTTCGTAGGCTTGGCTTCCGGTGCTGGCGTGTACCAAGGCGAATTGATGCAGTATTCGCCAAAGCTGTCAGCGCTGTGCGAGGCTTCGTCATGCAGCGGGCCTTCGTATTCGCCCGTGCCCTCGTTGAACTTGCGCTTGTACTGGCGGAGACGCTTGATCCCGCGAATGACGCGAGGCGTTGCGTTGAAACGGACACGAGGCAGAACTTGACGAACGGCGTTGACGCGGGTCTCAGGATCGGCCGCCGCGCCCTTGGAGATGTTCTGCAAGCCAAGCTCAGCGAGCGTCACATGCCGTTCGCGTCCCCCATTGGCCTGCTCACGGACGGCGATGTCATGCGGAAGCCAGTGTTTGCGGTACGTGAACGGTGTTGATCGCTTAAAGTCTTCTAGCGCCTTGGCCTTGTGCCAATGGTTGTAAGCGACGTTCAGCCGTGGCGCGATGAACAGTTCTGGCATGCAGGTCGCGACGATGTGGTCGAACCCTTCGCCGGCCACTTCGTAGTAATCTACGACCGTGACATACTCCATGTCTTCGACCATGAACCAAATGCAGGTGTGGTCCCTGATCCCCAAATCCCAAGACGTTTGAACCTTCTGGCCTTGTCGATATGGGAAGTCTCCGATCCGACCCTCTTTCTCAGCTCTGGCGAGGTGCTTGGCGTAGTAAGCGCCCTCGCTGACGATCTCATAACCACCGTCCCAAACATGGACGGCCATATCCGGGTCAGCCTTGCGGTCGCGCTCCATTTCGTCGCGAAGCACACTTGGAAACCACGGATTGTCCGGCCAGTTCACCTCGACACAAACCATGTCCTTGGGTCTGTGCTCGCCACGGAAAAACTCATCTACCGCGTCAGTGTCGTGTCTCGGGTTCCAAGTGCACCAAATCTCGGACTGCTCTTTACGGATGGTCGGGCGAAGCAAGCGCCACGAAAACGCGCTCAGGGTCTGAGCTTCCTCGATCCAGCAGATGTCATAGCCTTCAAGGGACTTGATGTTCGCCGCGTTAAAGCTCTGCATCCCCTTGAAGATGATCAGCGAGCCATTGCGGCCGGTGATGTCCGTTGCAGAGACGACGAACTCTTGCCCCTGATCCTTTTCCGTTGGGCCGCGCCAGCCAAGGCCAAGCTTGTCGATCTTGTCGATCAGAAGCTGGCGAACCGATTCCTTAATGGTGATCTGCACTTCACGGATGCAAACCGCGCGGGTTGTCTTCTCAAAGCAGCGTACGATGAGTTGTTCGGCAAAGAAGTGCGACTTGGCCCCGCCTCGTCCGCCATGGGCGCCTTTATAGCGAGCAGGCTTTAGTAGCGGTGCGAGTTTCCGCGGGACTTGGGTTTCGATGTCGCCGCCATCAAGCGCCATCTTCGGGGATGCGGTCAGAGTAGGAGGTCATTGTTTGGAATGCACTCCATGATCTTGTTGAGCAGTCTCATGTAGGCCAGCACTGAGCCGGGGACCGGGTGCCTGCCGCTGGTCCAGCCCGTGACCGTGTTGGGGTAGACATCCATGCGGCGGGCAAGCTCTGCTGAGCTGATATCGCAGGCGTCCATCAGGTCTTTTAGCTCGTTTGCGAGCCCCGTTGCGATGTCAGGGCGTGGATTTATCCCAACCATCATTATTCTGAAGCCTTCGGATCGACGATAACTTGGCGGATAACGCGGGTTTCGGTCTTGATTGCGCCACCATCTGGGCCGGTCTGCTCTTGGCGGCTGATCTCGCGCCATTCAGCAGGGAAGCGGGCGGCCATTGACCTAGACCAGACCGATGCACCAAAGCCTGGCATCAGCATGCCTTGCTGGCCGGCTTCTTCCCACCAGAGTTGTGAAAGCTCACTCGCTCGCGTTAAGGCGTCTTTAAATTCGGGGTATTGGTTCTCCCAAACCCATAGTGCATTGCGTCCACAACCAAGCAATGCAGCAATGGCGGTACGGGATTTTCCTTGGCTGCCGTAGTAGATCACGTCTTCGCACATGGCGGGATCGTACTTTGTGGGTCGGCCGACTCTGGGAACGATCTCGACGAGAGTAAGCTTGGTCGATTTTTCAGTCTTCTCGGTGTTCATCAGTCTTTCTCAAGTTGCGAGCCTTATAGGCTGGCCGTGAGGGTTGTGTTTCACGTGAAACAATGAAGAACGGTGTTTACCGTATTACTGACCCGCTTCCTTGCGGGCTTCTCTCTCAGCCATAGCAGCGCGAATACGCACGATATCAGGCCGGTTGTTGTAGGCCGCTTGTTCTGCGGCCTTGGCGTCTCTGTCCTTTTTGGACAGGGCGAGCTGGATCTCAAGAGCTTCTAGCTCTCACCAACTCACGGAAACAGCGGACGCCTTCCGACAGATGGCACTTGATCTTCCGCTATTCGCAAGCGCGCACGTTCCGGATTGGAAGCAGCAAGTAAAACGGCTTCCGCAACACTCTCAGCGCGCCCTTGAGACCATTGAAGCGACGGCGAGTGAAGCAGAACGCTCGCCCCCGCCGCAATCATCTCGTCCGTAATAGCAAAAAGCTGAGAGGTCGCCATGTCTGCGGCTTCTTCCTCTCCGTTGTCGTCCTTTGTCAAATGCATACTTCCCGACGTATCGATTGGGCCATATAGCTTATCGAGGCCGAATGGCGGAAGCTGGCCATCAGCGTATAAAGATTGAGATAGTCTAGCCATGGCTTCAGGCGATGCGGGATGCTTGATCTTGCGGCCGTCTGAGGTTTCAGTGCGGACGTGAAACGGGCTGGCCATTGTTTCCGGATCATAACCAGTAATGTTGCGCCGGATATTGTCTTTCAGTTCGTCCAACATCTTGTCGGCTTCGGTGCGCTGGCCTTGTGCCATGTCGATCTTCTCACGGCCTTCACGCTTTAGGCGGGAGGCGTAGGACTCGGAGTGGCTGTCTTCGGGCTTGTCCATTGCTCTGTTGACCACCATTGCCAGACGCTCTCAAGGCGTTGCTGAACTTCCAAATCAGACATATCAGGCCGGAATACCGGTGCCAAGGCTGTGACCAACGTTACGAACTGCTGGTCATCCTTGTGCTTAGCTTCGGCGGCTTTCATTGCTTCGTAACCCGGATCTTTGGTGAACCGGGTCTTATCAACGAATTGACCGCCAGTGATGCCGCTGGCGGTCGGGTTAGGCGGGGGGAAGGCGGTCATGCAACGGCCTTACGCTGCGCCACGAATTGCTTGGCCATAGCTTTGATCTGCTCAGCCACCGCGTCATCAGCGATCATAAATGACGTGTGGTTGGTGACGGTATCGCCAGTGGTGCCAGTGGTAGGGGCGCTACGGCTGAATACCGAGGCACTCGAGTTGATGCCAGCGCTGTTGCGAAGCATCGAGGATCCCGTGATGCCGCCAAACAGGGCTTCATCGTCGCCCTTGCGCTCGGTGCCGGCAAAGAGCCAGGCTAGAGCCGGACCAACCATGAAGGCAAAGGCCAGCGACAGAATCAGGACATATTCAGCGCCCTTGTTCATGAGGCCGTTCGCATGATCGCCGTTGGCGGATAGGGGATTGCCAGCGAACAAGGCAGCGGTGAACCCGAAGAACTCGCCCTGGTGGCTGAGGGCGCTTTCCTTGTGATCAGCCTTGGCTACCACTTCACGCTTCTTATCAAGGACGCGCTGTGCGGCGTTGATCTGGTCCGTCAGGTTCTTAGACTGCTCGGCCGTCGCGATGCGCTGCTCAAGAGCGAGAGCCTTGTCCTGAAGGTTCTCAAACTCCTTGCCTTTGCCCTTGGGTTTGCCGCGCTGACCGGCTTCCTCTTTGGCCATGCGGTCCTTCAAAGCAGCCAGTTCAGAGCGCAGCGCATCGGCCTTCACCGTAGCAGCCCATGGGGCTTGCGCCTGCAAGTCGGCCAGCTGCTTGCGCCACAGCGGCAAATTCGTGGCCTCATCCTTGGCTGCGTCGGTGACCGCGTTAAACTTGATCTTGCTGACGTTGGCCTCGGCCATGTCTTTGCCACGGAAGCCAGCGGCATAGCCAGCATGCGAGGCAAACTCGATCATCGCCATGGGCAGAATGCAGATGGCAGAGAACACGGCCAGCTTTTGACGCCCCCGGTTGTGCATGTCGTGGATACGATCGGGGGCAAGGGCCACGACCCAGGTCAGCAGGGCAAGGCCAGCACCGTGAACCCAATGCATTTCTTTTCCAAAGCCGTAGGACATTAGGCTTGAAACGAGCGTGAAGACAAACGCAATGCGCGCCCAGATCAAGCCGGACGCGGAAAGCTTGGCTCCCATGATTTTGAAGATAAACTGATCAACGTAACGCATGGCGGGGGAACTCCATGTGGGTTGAAAGAGAGCCCTTCCGGCCCTGGGGTGTGTGACAGTTGGCGGGGAGGGACCGCCAGCCGGAAGGGATGCCGTGATTTGGCCGCTTTGGCCGGGTATTTGGGATGGTGTCTGAGTTTGCGTACAGCCTCGGGGGTCCCGCAGACCTCCGGGGCTTCTTAGTTCAGAGTGCGGGGCTCGGGGGCCATGATGTGCGTTAGCTCAGCAATGACACTGGCAGCTTTGGCGATCTCTTCGTTGCTGGCGTTGCGCATTTCAGATGCGTCAAACGGGATGGTGATGACACCGATCCGTGCAAGGTGCCCCATCAGGGCATGAACGAAGGCGACAACGCGGTCGGCGTCATCAAAGGTCGTGTTGTTCAATGGCGTTGCTCTGGGCGCATTTCTGGTGACGCGGACCATGGCTTAAGCCGGTCCTGGGTCCGAAAGAGGCGGCACCGCGAAAAGCAACGTGCGGGCGCGTCGGGTATCCGTTAGTTGTGTCGTTGCCATGATTTAGGCAAAATTGCAACGGCGTTCAGGCAACAGTTAACAGTCTACTAGCTATGTACGTGCGCCCTTCATCTGTGATTTCAAAATCACCTCGGCAGCCGCAAGCACACCCTGCAACGAGACCGCGTTTAATGAGCGATCGCATTTTTGCCAAAGCAACTTTCTCTGGCGTCCCGTCTGGCATCGCTCGCAATACGCTGTTAGGTGGCTTGTAGTCGATGGACCAAAACCACGTTGCAAACCCTGGCGCATCCCATCCGTCATAAGGTCCAGCGAGGAATTTTAGGACTGGCAATGCCGGAACATCTTTGGATTGCATCTCACACCCATAACTAAGCGGCTACTTGCGCCACGTCCACAGCATCCGCTTTGATCTCAACTTCCCGCAGACCGCCAAGGAAGTCCATGATGATCCTGGCCTTGGCCCCGTTGTTGCTGGTTGATTGAAGCCGGAACCTCTTTCCAGCATGAGGCCCGCTCTTGAGGATCACCGTGTCACCCGGCTTCAAACCACGCTGTGGAACGATGACAGGGGCTTCCTCGGCATAGCTGTTAAGGTCCATGATCGATCGATACACGTCATAGGCCAAGGGCCGAACGTGGCCGTCTGGGCTGAGAGGCGAGCCAAGCACGCGAGAGCCGTCGTCAAAGCAGGCGTTGCGGATGGCCCAGAACTTCGACGCATCAAACATGCCACAGAAATAGCCGGGTAGTTGGGGGACGGCTTCGAGCACGATATCCGGTGGCGGGTTGTTGTGGCCAATCCCGATGAGACGAGACTGGGACCGCCCCTTTTGCTTGCGGACGTATTGATACTCGTATGGGTTCATCGGAACCACGCCAAAGCGCAACAGCCGGTCAGCCGCCCTGAAAGGCGAACCGACGATTTTAAAGACGTAAAAGTTGCGCATCTCGCGTGCCTATGCCGATTTGCTACCGGGTAAAAGAGCACGCGAGACACATTCAACAGGTTAGACCGCGAAGCTGTCCAGCTTCTTTCCGGCCTTCATTTCCGCCGCGAGCCAGCGCGGGTGACGCCCCCGGCCCGACCACGTGTCGCCTTTGCCGTTGCGGTACTTGACGGCAACTTTCGAGCCTTTGCGGGAGCCCTTGCCTTTGCCGAGGATGTCTTTGACGGTAAAGCCGCTTTCGGCGCACGTCTTTTCGATGGCGCGGCGGATGTTTTCGCGCTCGGCTTCTTTGCGGGTGAGGATCGCGGCTTCGATTTTGGCGCTGAGGGCATTGAGGTCTTTCAGGTTGAGGTGGTCAATACGCATTGAACGGGGTCCGTTGGTTAGAGGTGTATTTGTTTTATCACAGCATAGGCGATAAACCAATATGCCACTGTTGCGATGAGAAAAGCAGCGTCGATCATTGTAAGCACCTGAGCCAGCCGAGTTGGTTAGGGTTCATGCGATGCGACGCAGTGTAATTCGATCGTCATGAGGGTTAGCGGCGATGGTCATCCATTGTCCAGGGATTGGACCGTGTTGCAGCCTTTGCAGCCCGGTGATGGTCACTACAGCTCCTAACGGTGCTTTGTGCGTCCAAGGGTCTGTTCTCCAAGGCTCCTGCTTTTCTATTATTTTGCGGAGCATCGGATGCGCCTGTGATAGCGCCTCAATGCCACGTATGACACGTTGTTTCGATGACGGCACGACAAGGCCGTCAAACGGGTCGGTCTGCACTTCTGCGTTTGCCTTCGCCATTTCCCCGGCGACAACGTCATGCATCGCGGCCTTGAACCTTTCACGGCTCATAGGCTCTCCAGAGTGGATCATGGCGTCATAGGCGTCCCATAGGCGGGATGTGAGGGTGTCGAGGTTCATGATGTGGCTCCGAACATAAGCAGTGTTGCCATAGTCATAAGGCACGCGACGGTGTTGACGATAACCCACCGAGGCACACGAACCTCTTGCATCAGCCACGGCATCGGCTTCACAGGATCAGCCCATGTCTTGACTGAGAAGTCTTCTGCTTGAGGGTCGGTGTGGTCGGTCATGGCTTCACCGTCATCCACTTCTTGAGGAAGAAATCGCCTTCCTCTTCCGTTCGATCAAGCAGCGCCTTAACATCAGCAAAGGACAATTGCTTGAAGCGAAGGGCCTGCATTAAGTGCAACGCGTCGCTTCTGGTGATTTTGATCGTCACCCAATCGTCATGCTTGCCATCTTCTGCATGCGCAACATCGTGCAGCATGCTTTCCAAGTAGGTCATTGCGCACGTCCTTTCCGATGCGGGAACACGTCGTCTCTATGGTCCGCATGTATCGCGCCACAGTCAATGCACTCGCAGCCGATGTGCGTCTCAGTGCCGTAGAACTTGCAGCGCTGGCACCAACCGAGCTTGCAGAAAAGACGCCAGATCACCTTGCACCTCCGACCAGCGCGAGAGCGCCAGCAACAATGGCAGACTTTTCGTAGGGGATGCGAGAGGTGTAGACCTGTTTGAGAACTGGGATGAACTCACTGACGAACCCCCATGCGGTAATTAGCGCAGCGAGCGCAGCCGCGATCTGCCAAAGCGGGCGAGTGGCGTTCAGCGCGGCGGTGATCTGGTTCATGCTGCGTCCCCAAAAACTTCAGACAGATAAGCCTTGGCCATGGCCTCCGTTACCAATCCCTGATCAAGTCCCCAGACCATATTGCCTCGGATGTCGCGTTCCATCGCTGTTTTCGCCTCATGCGTGAACCGTTCAACGTCCGTGTTTGCGACGTAAAGTCCTTGCCCGTTGTCGAGCTTCAGGAAGAACGTAGATGCCCCCGCGTCGTGAGCTGAAAAATCAGGCTCTATTACTTCAGAGGGCTTGGCTGCGTGTATCTCCGCTTGAGCGGTTACACCTTGCCACGCGTACCACATCCGATACATGCGCATGAAGAATTGGAGCTTTGTCATCCTATATCCTTAACCTGATTTTGCTGATCCGAGAATCCGCTTTGCGTACTTATCCATGTACACGCGAGAGATGCCGCGATCGGTGTAGGGCTGCCGTCTCATGGGATCGCTTTCGCATACATGATGCCAAGCACGGGCCAGCCAAAAGCAAAAACAGCCGCGAAGACATCGTGAAGAAACGAAAGGCCCAAAA